GGCAGCCCGCGCGCTTTTGCCAGCGCCGCCCACTCGGCCTCGGTCAGCTGCGAAAGCCCTAAATGTTCTGCAAGCGCCATGTTGTAGACTCGGCAATCGAGGAAGTGGTTGTCCCGCTCGGATCCCTGCAATTTCCAAACGCGGCTGATCTTCCCGCGTATCTTCTCGTCGGTCAGATACTCGGCCGTGATTTGCTTAAAGTAGTTTTCGTCAAGCCAGGTGGGGAAATGACAGTAGCCCTCCGGGTCTGTCTCGGCGCCGGCTTTGATCCCCTCCTTTCGCACGTCCGCATAGAACGCCGCCTTTAGAGGCCAGGTGCCGATCGGCCAGACACGAGAGCCCTTGATGACCTTCCGACCGTCAAGATCGATATCAACGAGGGCCGGCAACCCTATCGCCGGCTTGCCCCAGCCATCCCAGCCTTTGAGAGCTAAAACGCTCTCTCGACCCGTATCGGGATGGATACGCTGATGCGCTCGCGTCCATGCATAGACGACATGGGCGCGATAGCCAGAATCGACGCCGAGCGCGTCCAGCGTTCTCGTCTTGCCAAAGGCGTCCGGCCATTGCCGCCCGAGCACTGCTTCGAGCTGCTTGAACGCATCCCCGTCCGGAGCTTCGGTAGACCCGTCGAGATAAAGCGCCTCTACGACCCAACTTTCCCCGTTCGGGGCATACGCAACAACCTCGACCCAGATGCCACGCATCTGAACGTCGGCCGATGCGACCAGCATCACCCCGTCCGGGGGGATATGACCACGAGCTAACCCCTCCTCGCGCCGCTCCATGAGCCGTACATGATCAGGCGCATCGCCCTTCATCTCATAAGGCCGGCCTAGGGTTAGGTTCTGAAAGGCTTTGCCCTTCTGCTGATCGTCGCCGGCGCCAACGAATTTCGCGGCTATGTCGTCCCACGGAACAAAGGGGCTCGACAGCGCATCGAAGTGATAGCTCGGAAACGCGCCTGGTCTGGTCGCAGCAGCTATCCAGCGCCCTTTGCGCACTAGCTCGACCTTCTGGTGGTGTTCAATGACGGTCCCGCAGCAGGGCGAAACGTAGTAGGCCCGATGAGGAAACGTTGGCTTGAAATGAAAGTCCGGCCCGAACTCGAAAACGAAGTTGCCGCCGCAGCCCGGACAAGGAACATGCCATCGCCGCTGATCCCCCAGCAAAAAGCGAGCCTCGATCTTAGATGCGCCCGAGATGGTCGGCGTCGAGATGTCGGCCTTTTTCCAGTCTCCGCTCGCGAGGAACGCCGTCAAACGCCATCGCTGATATCGAGGGGATTTCCCTGGCCGTCGAGATCGTCGGGATATTGATCAATTTCATCGCGCAGAAGGACGCGTACGGTTTTTGATCTCAGATCAGCCGCCGAGGTAGAGATTGCTAGCGTCAGGGAGCCGCCCGGAAATTTCTTTGAATAAGTGGTCGAGCCCTCGGCCGACCGCGATGTCTGGACCGCGACTTTCCTGCTCAAGCTTGTTGTGCTCTTGATCGCAGGCTCAAGTTTTTCCCGGTTGAATTCTGAGACTGCGGCGTCTGTGGGCTGCACGACCATCACTCGGCACGGGCTGCGGTCCACCAGGTGGCCGATCAAAGCGATTAGGAGCAAAGTGAAGCCGGTTTGGGCTGACTTCATCACCGCAATTTCATTCACCGGCGAGTCCGGACCAAGCATATCGAGCGGCTCGGCGAGATGTGGGGTAAGCGATAGATCGAAGCGGCGTCCAGCTTGAGGTCCGTCCGGAACGATCAAATTCTGCGCTGCCCAGGCTGAAGGCGCGATTGGCGTGACGGGGCGCATCTCCCGAGCCCACGCGCCAAAAACGAGCGCGCGCGCCCTCTTAACGGCAGCCAAGGGCCAGCAGTTCCCCGAGAGTTTCCAGAAGGCAAGACCGCAGTCCGAGGCCGACACGCTCCTCCGCGCGCAGCAGGCCCAACTCGATCCGCAACTCGACCTGGTCGCAAGCGCGATCGATGGCGATATCAATCGCGCGCATAGCAGCATCAAAATCGACTTCTCGGATATGCTTATCGCGCGGCAGCCTCTCGATGACGCTCTGCGTGCCGTAGCCAGCCACGGCGTGGAGGCCGGCGACAAAATCGGCCGCCACCAGTTTGATCGCCTCAGGCCTCGATAAGGTCGCCATTCTCACCGCCTGCCTCGGCGCGAACGATCTCAATTGATCGGTCGGCGAGATCGTCCCGTATGTCGAGTGCTAACTGCCTTAGAAATGCTCGAGCGCCGTTCACTCCACCCTTGGTGACGGCCTCGGCATTCCGTCGCGCGCGTTGGAATCTGGTCGATAATGCGCGCGTGCATCCGTAGAGATTCGGCCAGCGCCTCCTCGACCTTGTCGCCACGCACCAGCGCCCTAAGCCGCTCATCGCGATCGAGTTCCTTTAGATCGGCATCGGCCTTCGTGCGGCGCGCCTGCTCCCGAGAAAGCACGGGATCGGCCGCACTCCGGCTCGTGCGGCCGTTAAGCTCGCCGGACCCCGTCAACCGTTTCGCCGGAGACGCGCTCGAATTCTCTAAGGTCGACAAGCTTGCTTCCTCGGGGACCCTCCATTGTCCGCAGCTCTCCACGGTCAACAAGCCTTTTGACCCGCTTCGAGATTGATACTGTGCTAACCTTTCTGATTCTCGCCAGCTCAGAGATATTCACGAAGCGGGGTGGCGTAACCATCACATATGCCCGATGCAACGTTGCGGAGCAGCATCACTGTCCATTCTACCCGTTAGCGGCACGTCAAAATTAAGCTGATTAAATGCGTCAATCGTCGCGCGCAATGCCGGGTCTAGACTGACATTAACATTCAACGTTTGTTCCACCTTGGCCTGGCCCTCGACGCCTACCTTCTGAGGCTCAGCCGACTGCGCCCAGTGCCCCAACTGCCCCAAAGAGGCCGCCACGGACCGCAATGACGTGACGGCCTTCGAGGTGCCCGCGCCGTGGCGGGGAACGTCGGGCCGGCCGGAATCAAAACCGGAGACCGATCGTGCGGGGCTGGCCTATGACGGGTCGGCCAGCCCCGCTCGCCACGGACGACAATGGACCGCGTGGCGATTTTGTGCCGGCTAGGGATGCCAACGGGTCGCCTGCTGCCCACGCTCGGCTGCAACCTTTTCGATCACCGCTCCCCAGCCATGGTTGGCGTCTTGCTGACCTGCTAGGGTCGCTTTCGCATCGCGAGGCGGCTCAGCCTCGACCTTTGCGATGATTTCGCTCCACGGCGCGGCTTGGTTGCCGGCGGAGGCTTCGGCTTGCGTTGCCGCGAGCGCATAGGCAGCGGCAAGCCTGGCCGCGCGGGCGTCCTTCTGCCGCGCCTCCTCGGCCGCAGCAGCGGCCTCAACGACCGCGTCACCCCGCTCAGCCGCCTCGGCTTCCTCAGCCCACCGGGCCTCAGCCAAAATCTGGGCGCCGCGTGCCCGCAATTCGTCCCACTGTTGTTTATCCATGATAAACTGCCTCAATTCAAAAATGTGATTAAGCCGCCTCGGCTCGGGCTTTGTCCCACTGGGATGCAGGGACAAGTCGGCATGTGATTTGCGGCGCGGGGAGCGGCAACGGACTGGCTGCCTCAAGTTGGGCGAGCCGATCGGAAATCTGCTCAGGGTAAATCGCTGCATTCTGGTCCGGGACGATCGTCCACCCGGGAACGCCGCCGGCAATCGCCGCAGGGACAGAAAGTGCAATTGGCGGCGCCTCCGTCCAAAGGGCCACCGAGTGCGTGGTCGCCTCCACCTCAACGAGGTTGACGAGTTCGGCCGTCACATAAACATGGGGCGAATGCCCGACAGCCACCGTCCATTTTCCGTCCGGGCGTTGTTCCGCATTCAGGGAGCCCTGCGCGCCGAGCGCCCGCCCCGTGGAGGCGTCGATGAAGCCCATGAAACGGCGAAGCTCGCGCTGCGAGTCGGTGGGTACGACCTGCCGCCTGAATGACTCGATGCTGGGCAGCGAAGCAGCACCCGCCGGCAAATCGGCGTTGACGCGCATGATGGCGGCTTCGGTGTTGGCATAGTCGTGTATGAGCGCACGCGCGGGGCGGGCCAACTCGACGAGACGCTGCGACAGCAACTCGTTAAATTGCTCAAGGTCTTTCTTGGCCGCAGCATATGCGGCGGCGCGCCGATGCGCCTCGCCCGCATCACGGAGCATGCGGATTTTCTCGCCGAGCCTTGAGGCGGTCGCCGCAGCGATCTCAGTGCGTCGAGAAGTCGCGCGTACCTCACTGTCGATTAGATCAATTGGCTTATTGATCTCGCCGGCTGATTGCGAGGACGCCATTACCCCCTTCCGCCGCGCCGACAGCTCCTCAAGATCTGCATCGCCACCGGCAATCACGTGCTCTAGAGACGCTTTGGCCGCTTCGCACGCGGCTAGCGCGCTGTCGGGCCCGTTCAATATTTTCCGTGCCTGATCGAGGGCGCGGGCGGCTTCGTTCGATGTCATAGCGATAAATTCCTTTTTCGGGGCAGTCCTAAGTTGCCCTCAGTGTCCAATTTGAGAGGGCGAGTGTTCTAATTATGGGTTTCGGCCCATCTGCTCATGGCCGCCACCCAGCGGCTGTCCAACTGCGACTATCGGCCCAAAGGGCGCGCCAGGCGATCGCGGCGGGGAGATCGGCGAAAACAGCCAGTCCCGGCGCGAGGCGGTTGAATGGGCGGCCGAGGGCGGTAGCTGAAACCTCTCGCCGCTTGCCCAAGTGCGAGAATACCTGAGGCCCGCTTGCTGTCGCCGGAGCCCCGGGGCCTCGACGCCTCCGTGGAGCGCACCGATCAGGCGTCTTCGGCGCCAAGGATCGGGGCGAAGCATCGGCGCAACCCAGCGCGGCTTGAGACCCACTTGCCACCGATTTTCCGAGCCGGCAGCGCACGTGTCCGAAGCAGGTGGTACGCCGCTCGCTCGGGCAAACCTAGCTCCGCCGCTATGTCTGCGACTTCCCATAAAAGCTCGCCGGCGAGAGGCTTGGAGTTGTTATTGTCGTTCACGGTTCATTCTTCCTGTCGATATTAAGGGACGGTTCGCGATATCTTTTCGCGGTTCAGCTTCATCGGCGCGATATAAGAGACGCTTATCTCGGTTGATTACATGCAGCGCGTCCGTCAACGAACGCAAAGGCGTTTTCGAACAAATTCATTTTCAAGGGAAGGAATTTTAGGCGCAGATATACCGCTAGCCTTATTCATAGGTTAGCACGTCCACGCATACATAGCAAGCCAGCATGTGGAAAACCAAAATTATAATTTTATGCCAATCGAGATCGGCTTGGCTTGTCTTGCTCCTCAAATTTGCCTTTACGGCGCAAATAATCAGCGACCAGCCTATCCGTAGGGGATTCGCTCACGTCTTATCAACGATTTTTGAGGAAATTTTTGGCGCAGATATACCTCTGTCCTTATTTATATATTACCACACATACGGGGCAAATATCATGCCGAGAACCGCATTTTTCCACATAGAACCGGATTTGTCCACATATGACAAAAGACAGACGCTGGAGACAGCGGGAAGGACCGAGCGGACGAATCACATTATTTAGTTAAGTCGCCCAGAACTGTGGCGCACGGGAAAGAAAAATTTGTGGCTTGGGTTCCGAAATGGATGATACAGGGAACTGCCGTGCCACCATGTCCGCACTCTTCGTCATCTACTGATGTGGTGACGAAGGCTGCACCTGTAGCGCCGTCAGACAAGACAAAATGATGTGCTGCGTCTCGTCAAACCTCATAGCACCACGCTTAGCGGGTGCAGAAGCGTATGCAACAGCAAGCTTTCGGTCAGAAAAAGATCGTGCGAACACCGTCCGCACGACCCAAATATCAGCACGGAAGCCAAGCCCGATTCAGGGGTATTGGCGTCCCTTTCAGTTCATACGGCTTACGAAGCGCTGCCGCCGTCGCCGCCTCTGCCGCCGCCAAACGAAATACTGCTCTTGTCGTTGGTTTCGATATTGACGTTAGCTACTCCCTTTCCGCCCGGAGCTTTGCCGCCCAGCCCGCCAGCCC